TGGTTAAGGAGTGAAATCACGCCCAGGTCTTCATGGCATCCTCGAGAGATACTGGACTCTCAACAATGTGAGGCGCGAAATCACTGACGCGGAAAGAAGGTGTATCCTTACCCTTGTTGACGTTAGCCACCACCGACGCGATCATCGCGGCGCCCCACTCTGTCCGCATCATCGGGTTCAGGCCTCCGTACCTGCTTCGGTATCTGAGCCAGAGCTGGAACTCTCTGAAGCTGAGCCGTTCCTGAGCTTCAGCGATTGTTCTTCCGCCGATACCATTGAGGACGAGTTCGCACCAGACTTCATCTTCAGCGGTGAGGTCATCTTTCCCAGCTCATTCACCTCCTGAATGGCAACCAGCAGCGCCACCGTTAACGCTCCGTCAAGCGCGCCGCGCTCCGGGTCAGCTTCACCGGTAATGTCCTTCGCAGTAAACACCGGATTTCCGGCTTCGTCGCATACTGCCGCCGCGATATAACCAGCCACGCCGTCAATTTTACCGGCGCTCGCCTGGATGCCCTGTGTCGCAGCATGATAGCCCGCCGGGCGGATAAATACGCTGGCCGTCAGTTCCTCGTCACCCTGCTTCCAGGTAATTTCTTTCTCGATTGGGCGGCCAGTGAACGCTCCCGCCTTTTTGAGGTTATCGAGAGTAAGCTGCATGTTTTACGCTCCTTTAATGCTTGGACTTTGCGGGGCGACGCCCCGCAAAACAGTTAACTGCCAGCCTGAACCTTTGGCACCCAGACAGCAGGGCCGGATCGCTGAACCGTGGCGGAAGTGGCGACAACAGTGTTCGCTGCAAAGTCGAATGGGAAATCCGTTACCTTGCCTTTGAACACAAACCAGGTGCGGTCATCAGGAAGTGAAAGGCCATCAACGGCATCAGGGTCAGCGCCAGTTGCAACGGTTGGCTCTGACTCGCCATCAGCCCAGCCAACCGCCCAGGTCAGATCCTGTTGATTATCAGACTCAGCCAGGCTGTGCAGCATGAGGTGACTGGCATTAGCGGGATCGGCATTGAGGGTTAATGTTGCCGCAGCCGGAGTACGCAAACCCTTTTTATAGGTACGCGTGCTGCGCTCGCTCAGGCAGGTATCTTCAATCTGGTCGGCGGGGTTTCCGCCGGGCGAAAAGGCAGTGATGCACTCCACTTCGCTTACAGCTCCGCTCGCGAGAACAAAGAGCTGCGTGCCTTGAGTCACTACTGACATAGTCATCTCCGGGTATAAAAAACCGGCTCATGGCCGGTATGTTGATGGGTTAACGTTTAACTATCCAGTCAACGTCGAAGGAATAGCGATAGCGCTTTGTTTCCGGGTCTCTCTCCTGCCCGCCCCAGCGTGTGATGTAAGCGTACGGCTCGATGGCGTCACGCAGCGCGGCGGCGACGGCGATAACCTGGTCCGCCGTGTCGGCGTACGCATCTACCTGCAGCGTAAAGGAATCTGCATCCGGCCGCTGAGCCAGATAGTTTTCCGGCGAGCCAGTGACGTTTTGCCAGACCGCATACGGGTAAACGACAGCATCATCCTGCAGGCCGAAGGGGTAAAGACGCACTGGATCAGCACCGATTAGCGCGGTTACCGCCAGGCTGGAAGCACAGACGGAAAAGATGGGCGCGATCATGGTGGCACTCCTTTTTTCTGCGCTCGCTTGATGGCCCGATCTAGCGATTTTTCGTATTCACTGGCGAATACGTTTATCACCTCGCTGGCACTGTTTTCCGCCGCGGGGCGCATAAATGGCTGCGCCCGCACGTTCTCGGTACCGAACTCAATCAGTCGCCAGTGCGGCGTCGGCGGATTTTCATTGAGGTCGGGGTGCTTCTTCAGGACCGCACCATGCAAAACGCCGATCCGAAAACCGAGGTTGCCGGTAGTTTTGAAGAGGCGACCATTCCAGCGCATGGCCACGTTTGCGGCAATGCTTCGCCCGGTGTGAGGATCATCAATACGACTGGCGTTAGCTTTTGCCTTTTCGACAATAACGTTGCCGGCGCGCCGCAATGCCGCCCGACCGCCACGCCGACGCAGATCGTCACTGACCGAAGATAACTTTTCCACCAGAGCCTCGACGCCAACGATACTGAAATCAATGCCGTTAGCCATCGCTTACCCCCCGTGAGCAAGGCAGGGTGAGATATTCCAGACCGCTTTTGTCATCTTCCAGTACGCCCTGAATGTCGTAGGCGCGACCGCGGTAAAGAATACGATGTTTATCGGTGACATCTTCACGCCAGCGGATGGTGATCCGCGTCGTGACCTCATTCTGCCCCGCCTGCGCGGCCACAAAGTCTCGCGCGGACAGGTCGGTGACGTTCGCCCACAGTTCAGCCACATCAGCCCAGCCATTAACGACCGCGCCGGTGGACGGACTCTGCGTTTTCACAGGCTTCTGAAGCGTGATTCGTTTGTTGAGCTTCCCCGCCTGCATGATCACCCCCTGGGCTTGCCGCTGAGGTAAGTATGCTGTGGAAGTTCAGCCTCACTCTCTTCAACTACCATTGACTGGTAGATCACCGCAGTCAGAGCTTCGTTTGACTCCGCCAGTCGGTTCATCGCTGCTGTCTGGGCTGCCATTGCGGTCAGCAGCTGGTTTACCTGTTGCTCGTTCATAGGCGATTTTCATCCACTTTTTTAGCCACTCACGGCGGGCGGCACATCCGGAACAGGCCATCAGTACCACCTCCGGTGCTGCATCAGCAGGGCTTCAACTCCAAGCGGTAGCTCAGAAGTAATATTGCCGACATTGACTGCTTCCCGGTTTGCGTACCAGTGACCGATAAGAAGCAGCATTGCCGCCCGTATGCCGGAAGTGAAAAGGATCTCACGTGGCGGCATTTCCCCTTCCACTGGCGGCGTCAACGACTCCACCAGCGCGCCGTCGCAGAACTTCTCAACATAATCTACGGCAGCCAATGTGTAGGCCGAGATAAGAGAATCTTCGGCGTCGCTATCAACCCTCAGATGCGTCTTTATCAGCGCCATCTGATCCGCGCTTATTTCCACCTTTACCCCCGGTTTTGGCTTTTACAGGTTGTTCAGTATCAGAGGTTTTTTCCTTTTCGGGCTCAACCTCTTCGGCCAGGTGCAGTTTGATCAGCGCTTCGCCGATTTCTTTCTTCACCACGCGGGTTTCGCCCTGGGATACCGTACCCAGGTGATAATGCGAGAACATACGGAGAGCTTTAATTTTCATAGGTTAAACGCGGCCATTGCTGACCGCGCCCTTCTGCTATTCGCCGGAAGAAACCGCAACATCGCCAGTGACGATAGCTGCGGGACGGTAGTGCGCCAGCGCCAGGCGCTCTTCGCACAGGATGGTCAGCATGTTTTTAACGAAGTTGTCGCGATCCTGGTTACTGATCTCGATAGTGGCATCCATGCGGTCCCACACCTGCGACGCCAGGCCAAACGCGCCGACGGTGAATTTGCCTGCCGTCTGCGCCGTGGTTGACACCACCGGCAGACCCCAGAGCACTTTAGAGGCAAACGCCTGCGGGCCGCCCATGATGTAATTGCCGTTGGCGTCTTTCAGCAGCGCGATACGGTGCCAGTCCGCCGGGTTCAGAATGATGCCATCGGCTTCAAACTCACTTAGCGACACCTGGTAGATAGCGTGTGCCAGAACATCGGCACCGGTATCCCCGGTCGCGTTGAGGGCGGTTTCGTAGTCGGTCGCCACCACGTTCAGCCCCTGGAGGTTGTCGCCGGTGCCATCCCCGTTCAGCATCTGGTTTTCTTCCACCAGCGCCAGGCCATACATCATGCGGGAGTTGATGTAGGACTGTAGCGCCGGGGCATCGTCCATGATCTGGCGCGACGCCTGGATCCAGTGGGCGATGGTTTTCACGTTCGCCGTTTCTTTGGTGAAGGTGATGTTACTTTCCGGTTTGAGGGTGCCTTCCGCCACTGGCGCCGCAGCGTTGGTGAACACATTTTCACGCACGTATTCCAGCGCGTTACTGGTGATGCGCCCCTGTGCCAGCAGGTCACGGACGGTCAGGCGACGCAGGCCCGGCATCAGGATACCTGGCTGCTGCTGTGGCAGAACCAGCGCGCCAGCGGAGTTAGCGCCAGAGCCGATCGCTTTGTCGAAGCTGGTCACTTTCGCCTTCGTGCGTGAGCCATCCCAGCCTTTCATCAGGTCTTCGGACACGCGCTCTGCAAAGGACTTCTGGGCGGTCTGCTCAGGCGAGTTGCCAGCCAGTTTCTGCTCAAGATCGAACAGACGGGTACCGGTGGTTTTCAGTTCATCCTGGGCTTTAGCCAGGTCGGTCTGCAGCTGCTTGTTGATTTCGCCGTTCTGGTTGATGGATTTACGCTGTTCCTCGATAAGCTCCTTCACTTCTTTCTGGGAGTTCTCGATCGCTTTTTCCAGGGATGCTAATTCAGACATGTTTTGCTCCGTTAAGGGTTCCGCAGGTTAGCGGCAAAGGAAGATATGCGCTGTTCCAGCGCGTCAATGACGCCGCCGCCGAACTCGCTTCGGCCTGCGGACTTCACGCGGGCGATAAACGCCTGCGCTTCAGCGCGCGTAAGGCCGACTGAATCCCTCAGCCAGGCCTCCGCATCACGAATGGTTTTAATGCCGTCGATACTCTTCATGGCGGTTACGCCCGCCAGCTCGTTGGCCGGGAAGGTGCAGACGCTGATTTCACGCAGGTAAGAAATGTTTTTAAAAATGAGGCCGGACGTGCCGACGGTGTAATCGTCAGGGCCGACTGAAAAACCCACCGACATGCCTTCAACCGTGCCATGCTGCATGGCGGCTTTCAGATCCTCGGCCAGACTTAACCCCGGAGTGAGCTGCCCGCGGACAAAAAGCCCCTTATCGTCTTCGTGCATGGCATCCCATTTGCCAACCGGAATGGCTCGCGTCTGGTGGTTGAAGAACATCGCCACCTTGCGGCTCTGGTTAGCGACCACACCAGCGAAAGCGCCGGGCAAAATAATGTCGCCGTCGGCGTCGGTGTTATTGAAAACCGAGGCATACCCTTCAAACGTTCCCTTGCTGCCGTCGCCGGTGAACTTGATTTCGGTCTGGTCGAACGCCAGCGTTTTGTGAATATCAGGCATCGTGGCCCCCATAAAAATTAAGCCCCGTCATTGCGGGGCTCTTTGTTTGTTCCGAGGTCGGTAATGGGAACGTTCTGTGACTGGCGCGTCGCCACATCACCGCCAGGCAAAGGCGGAAGATTATCCAGTCGCCGCACCTCATTAACGGTCCGGATCCCTGTATTAACCATGGTTTGCATAAAGGTGGCGCGGCTCGCTGAGTCACCACGAAGCAGGCCATCAAGGTTATGCTCGGCGTGCAGCCTTCCCTGATCGGATTCTTTTACCAGCCAGCGCTCTATGCTGTACTCCCAGCGATCGAGATAGGGCTTCAGGGTGTACTGGAGAAAGCCGAGGTTCTGCTGCTCAATGCCGCTGCCCCATGAAGTTGTTTTTTCAACATCACCAACCAGGTGCGGCGGAACACCATAAAAGCGCGCCAGCTCTGCCACCTGAAACTTACGGGCCTCAAGCATCTGTGCGTCCTGCGGCGAGATACCGATAGGCTGCGAGGTGAACCCGCTCTCAAGGATCCAGAGGCGTTTTCTCACCGGGCCACCGGCAATCTCCTTAAAGTTTTCCTCCAGTTGCCCGCGCTGCTCTTTAGTCAGCACCTTTCCGTCGGTCATCAGGATTTGCGGTGACTTCGCACCGTTGGCGAAAAACTCCCGCTGGTTATCTTCCATAGCAATCGCCACGCCTGCAGATTTGGCGCTGAACGCCAGCGGCGATAACCCGACCAGCCCGTTAAAGCCGAAGCCTTTCAGGTGGAAAATCTCCTTTGGTTTAAAGTCCACATACTCGCTATCGCGCCGGTACCGGTAGATGACATTTTTTCCATCGAGCCGGACATCCATATTCGCGCTCATCAGCGGAAGCAGGCTGATGACATCGCCGACGCTGTTACGCTCCACATGCGCGTAGGCATTGCCGTAGGCGCAGAGTTGCATTGTCATCGCTTCGCGAAACTCCAGCGCGGTCATGAAATTGTTGGGCCGGAAGCGAAGAAGCTTCGCCAGCGGGTTCTGGTTGCCGACTTTATTTCGCTGATCATCGATGGTTTCAAAAACATCCAGCGGTAACGAGGCTGTTACGGTGGAGATGAGCCGGATACAGGCCCATACGGTGCTGATCGACATGTTGCGTTCATCGCTCACCACCGATTCCCCGACAGTGCCGTAAGCGGATGTGCCCGCCATCTGCGAGCCATTATCCGGTGAGACCAGGCGGCCACCGGTCAGAATAGAGGCCATGCGCGCCCAGAATGGCGATCGCGTTCGCAGGTCAATGCTGTAATCGGTATCTGCCATTTTTAAACGCTCAAAAAGTTGTAAATGAAATCGTTAACGTCGCCCGGGTCTTCCACCTCATTACTGGTCTGCGCGCCGATAGACATGGCCAGCGCCACCATGCCGTCGATACGGCCGCTCGACTTGCCTTTAACAAACTTGCGGTTACCGGCGGGGTCGGTGATTACCGTGGCGTTTTTGGCGCACATTTCGAGGATTGGGTGGTTACCATGCTTCAGCTGCGCGCCGAGCAGTCTGGCTTCCAGTTCCCTGAGTGCAGGCGACATGGAGACAAAACCCTGGCCGAATTCCACGAACCGCTCAAGCTCCGCCTCAGTGAAACCGGCGTCGATAAGATGCGGACGAAGGAATCGCATGTTGTAGCGGTCGAACGCCAGTACCCTGACGTTACAGATATCAAAAACGCGCCGCAGCTCCCGGGCAATAAAGGCATACTCAATAGCTTTCCCGGGTGTCGTGTTCAGCCAGCCCTGTCTCGCCCAGATGTCATAAGGCACACGATCGTTACGTGCCTTATCCGCCAGACCTTCCTCAGGTAGCCAGAACTTACAGTGCACATCGCCCCGGGTTGTGTTGAGCACCAGCGCTGTCAGGTCCGACACACTGGAAAGGTCCAGCCCGCCCCAGACGGTAGCGCCCGCCAGTTCGCCGGGTTCCTCTTTATTCATGTGCCAGACGGTCTGGCTCACGAACGGGCTTTTCGCCTCAACCCTGCGGTTTAATACAAGGTTCTCAAACTCTGCCTGGCGCGACGGCAGGCGTTTTGCGCTGGCGGCCATATCCAGCACTTCTTTCTGGTTCATGAACACATCGAAGGCCGGGTTTGCCAGCCTGATGGCTTCAACAGAGAAAGGATCGATATCTTCCGGCGCGGTCTGGAGCCTGACCACCGTTCGCGGATCGGCCCCGGTCAGGCCATCATCAATCAGCAGACTGAGCAGGTCGCTCGCATCGGGTGCCTGGGTGCTGATGATTACCGAGATAGGGTTATCCTGAGCAGCGGTCGCCGTTTCCAGCGCTTCATAAAGCGGGTCGCGCGGCCCGCGCACCTGGCCCAGCTCATCGTGAGCGACAAATCGCGGCGAGAAACCGTAGGCCGTGGTGGCCTCAGCGCTCAGTGCGCGGTAATAAGAGCCCAGCTCAGGGCAGTGAATTTCTTTCGCCGAATCCTTGATCGCCACATACTGCATTAGCACCGGATTCATCCGGCACATCTTGGAGGCCAGGTTAAACAGAATGGCAGCCTGGTCACGAGAGCGTGCGGCAGAATACAGCTGCGAGTTCGGCGCCGCCTCCGGCCCCACCAGGTAGAGCAGCATCAGCATGGCGGTTTCAACGGTTTTGGCGTTTTTGCGCCCGCGGCTGATGATTGCGCGACGGGTACCATGTTTGTTGTTGAAAATAGCCCTGAAGTCGTCCTTCATGAACTCAGCCATTTTCAGGGGCTGGCCAACAAACTTACCTTCAGGAATAACGATATTTCTTTCGCACCAGAGGATATTCCTCTCGGCTCTTGTCAGAGTTTTTTTAGCCATCGAAGAGCCTTATTCAATTTCCCAGGGTTTTCTCTCCCGTGGCAGATTGTTGTTGGCACGGCCTACCGTTTTGGGATCGGCTGTCGCCTGCCGGGTGATCCGCAGCCGCGTCGCCAGTGAGGACGCAGAGCGCACTTCGCGCTCGCGCATGGTGAGCAATTTGTCGTAGCGCTTCAGTCCATCATCCCGGGCCAGCCACTCCAGCTCGAACTCTTCGATCTGGGTGGTTAAGAGCCGCGCCTGCACCACATGTCGGCAGTACATTTCCAGCATATCGCGGTGCGTTTCGGTAAATGAGCTGGCCGGGTTGTCATTGACCAGCCGGACCCAGACGTTAATCTCCGGATCGCTCAGATGAATTGACGGCTGAAGCCTGCTTTCAGCCAGCGCCGGCAGCGAGACAGCAGACGTCGCAGCCAGAGACTTTCTGCCTCGCTGTGCCATCGCTTTTTTCCTTTTTTTCTGGACGTTTTTAAAAATAAAACTGGGAGCGCGGTCTTTAAAATGTTGCCGCCAGAGTTTTGCCCCTCCCCCTGCCATCACATCACCGAAGTGAGAATGAATCTTATTTTTCAATGATGTGCAGATTTTCTCGTGACAGGCTGGCGGGCACCAGTCGTTCGCCGATACCGATCGGAACGGTCAGGCTTACAGTTGGCAGCGTCTCGCCCACCGTGTGGCTGAAGGAGATTCCTGTGAGAGTATCGAAGCTAACACCGTCGATGCTCAGCTCTGTCAGCTTGCCGTCGCGGTATTCAATCTTTAAATCTTTCATGCGTTGCTCCTGTTACCAGATAACACGGCCTTCATTGTCGAACTCAATGACCGTTCCTCCCTTCTCCATGCGTTGCTTCACTGAGTCGTGGCAGCGTTTGCATAAACTTTGCAAATTTTCCGGGTCATGGAAGAGGGTCACATCACCCTTATGTGGTTTGATGTGATCAACAACAGTTGCGGCTATCACCTGATTTCGCCTGAGATGAAACTCGCAGAGTGGCTGCTTATGAAGCTGGTTATAACGGAGCCGGTACCAACGCTTGGTGTTATAGAGGCGGTGCCATGGTGAACTGGATGCCATATTCACTCCAATAAAAAAGCCACCAATAACAGACAGTGGCTCATTACTAAATGTCTCTCTCCGCGGCGCTCGTGCGAATCGTGTACAACTCCCAGTTTTAGCAGCGCTAATTAATTCACACCTGCATATTTTTTGGGTTTAGTGGAATGGCAATCCCCCCAGGTTCTGGAATATTATTCCTAACAAATTCTTCCCGAATAATATTGTTTATACTCGAAGCTTCTGAATTAATCTTTCCGATATCAACCGAATACTTGATGTTATAATATTTTTTCTCTGCGCATATATACAATCTCAATGGATAAGGCCTGGGATTAATAGCTTCCCAGTGAGACATAACAAGATTATAAAACGCCATGCCGTAGGCATTTAATCTAGAATCACTGGCTTCAATGTTTGCCTGATCGAGATATTCGTCAAAGTGCTGGAGCGTATTTCTAACCTTTACACTTTTTATTTCAGAAAAATCCACACCATCGATTTTACCTTGGAGGAATTTACTACGTTCAATGTGAATCCTGAAGCTATCAGCTGATTTATTTTTAGGCTTAATTTCTGGGGTAGTTATAAGTTTACTTATATTTGCAGCATTAGAGAGAATATCATTTATCAAATAATGGATATGATAATCATTCTTAATATAGAAACCTTTATCTGGAACTTGTGTGTTCCTGAAAAGCTCATCGCACCGTAACTTTATAGCCTCCGTTAGCCACCAAAGCTCATGTAAATAAATGAACGTTAATTTCATTTCATCAATTTTTTTGTTCATAGCGAACCCCTTTCCAAAAGTTCACTGTATCATTGCAGTATGTAATGAGTGAATACCTGATGTAATGGCTTAGCAATCAGCATCAGGGCGTGCAACCGCACGACAGGCCCACATACAGGCTTCCTGCATTTTGGTGCGTGCGATCGACAGGCAGCGCAGGGCGTCATCAATCTCGCCTGCCTGCTCAGTGCTAAGCATCGCCGGGCCATTACGGACAGCCAGCAACTCTCCGCGTTCGGTATCGAGCAGACTGCAAAAATGACGACTGACACCCTTCAGGCGGTTCATGCGTTCAATATCGCCAGGGGTTAGTGTGCGGTAGCCCTTAACAGTGCTGCCATCTTGGGGTTTAGCTTCGCTCATTGATTTACCTGTTGGGTGAAGGACCAGCTTCGCGTTGCTTCACAGCGTGGCTAACCGTGTTGTGCAGAGTGGGGAACATCATCAGGCGCTCTACTCGAAAGCGCCTGGGGCTGCTCACTTAACCGCGTTATACCAGACCTGCCAGCGATACGTATTGAGACGCAGCTGGCGTAGGCATTCAGCAGTTTCGATATCAGCTTGCAGGTCTTCATCGCTATTGGCGCCAGCGTCACTGGCCCTGCACGGCTCCTGCATCAAATCCGCTGATGGAGTTGGCAGCGTCGATAGCCTGTTGCCGCAGCCGGACAGACTCATCATCAAAATTACACCTGGTACGATTCGGATCCTGGACATATTTCACCACGTCGCGGGTTATGGTTCGGTAGATAACCTTACCTTCGTCGCTGGCCTGAGCTGCTTTCTGCTCAATTGGCTGAATAGCTTTCTCAGCTTTGGCTTTCTTGTCAGCGGCCAGGGTATTGATCTGATCGGCATGGGCATCCCAGCCATTCCGGTAACGCAGCTCGCCATAGCCAATAGCAAAAAGTATGACTACAAGAGCGATCAGTAGAATCGTTCGAAGGCTAAAGGTCATGTTTACTCTCCGCCAGGCACATGCTGCGCTCCATCTCTCGCCGGTTTTGGAGGCCTTTCCACTTCATACCACCAGCGTAAACCCAGCGTCTCATCTCCTCGCAAGCTCCGTCGTGATCGCCCTTATTCAGCTTGCGCAGCAGCGTGGACTTCGAGAACGCGTCAGAACCAACGTTAAAGACAAAGCTGTAAAGTGCAGCGCGCTGATACTCTCCCAGCGACACTCTGACGAGATTGTCTACCGTGCGTTTCGCTGGCTGGAGGTCTTTCCAGAGCAGCTGGTCACACTCGCGATCGGTATAGGTCTTCCCTCTCACGATATCCCGGCCCGTGTGGCCGTCGCAGACAGTCCACACCCCGGCGACATCTTTATAGGCCTCATACTTCCGTCCTTCGACGCCATCCTGCCCACCGAGGAACAGCGAGGCAATCAGCATTGCACCGCCACCAGCTGCGGCGAGCAGTTTATTGCGAAGGCTGCTGGTCATTGGCATATCAGTCTTCTCCAACTTTCACCGCCGGGCCGTATTTCTCCAGCGCCTTAACCTGCGCATTGGCGACCTTGCGTTTGAAATACCAGTTAATGAGTCCGGTAACGATTATCCCGGCAATACCCGCCAGTACGCCGATGGCGCTCCATTCGTCAGGACTCAGTTTTGTGAGGACGCCGTTCAGGATGGTTCCTCCTGAGGTGCCGAGGGCGACTCCGGTGACAAGTTTGCTCATACGGGACATTTCTCTCACCTCGCTGTTCGCGGGTGTTATGTGTGAAGGATCAGGCTCGCCGGATGAATTAACGACAAGACGAGTGATGGGGGTTCCGGGAGCCTGAAATAGAAAAGGCCGCCAATCGGCAGCCTTAGAAATAGATGATATTGAGGTTGTGGTGCCGGGTGCCTCCCGGTGACTCTGCGCCAGACCGCAGAACCGCGTTACTCACCTGCCTGTCTGGACGCCCCACCGCATAGGGGGATTCACCACCCGGGCACTCTACTTTGCTTACATCTTAAAAGATACATTAACTTACATGTTACTTAATAATAAAAAACTCCGCCGGATGAAGCCATTGAATGAATGCGTGCCCCTGGGAGCGCGTCACATCGTCTGCTATCGTTGATTTGCCAATAACCATACAGACAAGGAGATTAACGTGTCTGAATACCACAATCTTTTGCATGTAATCAGGTCTCGCGTGTGTGAAAACAGAAAAATGTCACACTCCGCTTATTACCCAGACAGCTTGCAGGACAATCAGATCAGGAACAGAACGGCGCTGATATACGTCCTTGAAATGCTTCTTCATAAGCACAGACAGAAATATGCCACTATTTTCAATCCACTTGAGGGAAAGGCAGCTTTGTACCACCTCATCTTTATGAAAACAAAATGGCAACCTTCTGAAATCAGAAAACTGACTCTGGAGGATGCTCTGTTTGTTATTCAGGATGAACTAAGAGTAGAAAATATCAGTGATGAAGCCCAGGAGGCTTTGAGTGCATTTAATCTGCCTTCAACAGCTTTTCTGTTTGACGATTTTCCAGAAGAGGACTGGGCCTATAGGGAAAACTCAACCTTCCTTCAAAGCCTGACCCTGAAAGTAGCTCAATAGTTTTACTAACTTCTTCCAGCCGTTCCTCAAGAGCGGCTTTTTCTTCCACGAGACGGTTGAAATGAGCAAGATGGGTTTTCTGCTGCCCAAGCCAGTCTTCCAGTTGCTCAGCTGTCATGCCAGGGTTAAAAAAATACGGCTGCTGCTTACCATCTTGCATTGCAGACCTCCAGAAAAGGAAAAACCCCGCCGGAGCGAGGTTTTAGAATTTGTTTGATAAGGGCTTTTCGACGCTGCCATCGTGGCGCAGCTCTGCCAAGCATGAATTGATTATTCATTTTTCTGGCCCGTTTTCAACTCCATTTTAAAAATATTTAACATGCCTCTCACTTTCACGAGGTTTCTATTTGGCGACGGACGGCCAAAAATACCTTCGCCTGGAATATTTCAAGGCACCAGCGCACGCGCTTACGCGCCTCTCCGGTGGTCAGCCAGGGAGCCACCAGCTGCAACTCTCTGGAGATATCGGATATCTTTTTGCGGGTGGTGTAAAACTGCAGACCAACCAGATAAACAGGATCCTCAGCACTGAAGGTTTTCAGCATGACCTGTTCGATAAAGTCAGCATCGTCACGGCGCTCGCTCTGCTCGATTAGTTCAGAAAGTGTTACCGGCCAAAGAATGGCGCGGGCGCGCAAAGCCGCCTGAACGCCACGGAATCCTGCTTCCCTTGCCTGCCCCAGAGCCTCAGTGATACGCGACAACTGAGCATCTGACCACTCCGATTGCTTCACCTCAGACCAGAACTGGCTGCAGTTCTCTAACCGGTATTGCGCCCGGGTTTTGCCGCCGACACACTCCCCCCAGACGGTCAGCAAAGACTTTATCCAGCCAGACTGAACGCTCTTTAATGGCGTGAACTTGCCGAGGTAGCTTTTTCTCGGTGCAGCAGCAGCTTTACCCAGACCTTCGATATGCATGCGACGTTGACGTGGTGTCATCCTGTACTGCTCCTTAAGCCAGAACGCCGAGCGCAAAGGCCCGGTCCAGCAATCTGATTATCATTGCCGGCTGAGCACCATGGTTGCGCTCAAATTTAACCGGGTCGTTGTGTAGTTCGGTGTGGTGCTGTCGGCACAGAGGGATCACAAGGAAATCGTGCGCTTTCGTTCCCATGCCACCCTGCCCCCAGCCAATCAGGTGATGAGCATCATCCGACGGTCTGCCGCAGCACTCGCAGGGCTGCGTCTTAACCCATGCCAGAAATTTGGGGTTATCCCAGCGGTCCCGCTTTGGCCTCTTTATCTGGGTCTTCGGGGATTCGGGATCTACCTGCAGGGTAACCACAGGCTTAATAGCTGGGTCTGGAGCAGGTAGCGCACGGGCTTTGTCGGCAATAATGCTGGTGGCCGGTACCGCCGGGACGATCTCGCTCTCGCGGAAGGTTTCTGTCGCGGCTGGCAGGCGTAGAGCTTCGCGGGCGACTGACTCTGGTAACGCATCAGCAATCCCGGCACGTACAGTCCACCAGCACAGCTCAGCCAGAGAAATTTCGCGGGAGCGATCGAGCGCCAGCGCCACCCGGGCGGTATCCAGCACCCAGTCGATTACGTTCTGGCGCGCCAGTTCTGCCAGGTATTCTGTGTGCTGCCCGCGCAGCTGGTTGTCGCAGTGGCCACAGAGACGGATTGCACCGGGATCGTGCCGCATCGTGGTCAATTCGTGGTAGTGGTAATCGCTGTGCGGGTATTGGCAATTATCGCCATGGCGTAGCAACCAGTATTCCAGGCCACTCAGCCCACCAGCAGAGGTGATCACCTTTTCGTGAAGGAAGAACGGGCGCAGTGCCGCATTACCGGCCAGCGGCTGGCGCGCGTCGGGTACGCGGCCCGTTGCAAAGCTAGCCATACTGGCGGGCTGGCTCTCTACCAGTACACGACCGCCACTGAACATGCTCATCAGCTCGCTGCCGGGTTTTAAAAGCACCACGCCCAACTCCCGGGCGATAACCGGTTTCAGTAAGGCGCGCATCAGGCGATCTCCCCGATGATGATCTGCCCTTCTTCACCCCAGAGCTTTGTCACGCGAGAATCCCAGATATGGGAGTCATCAGCATAGATGGCATCCATCAACGCTTTTTCCAGATTGTCTTTGTCTGGTTTCTGCTGGTGGGGTTTGCCCGCCATTGCCTGACGCTTCTTCTTGCTCCAGCTCGGTGGCATCGGGAGGATGAACGTAACGTGAGCGCCAGCTTCCGGCAGTTCGACACCCAGTAGCCGAACGTGATCGCAGAACGCGCGATACCGAAGAACCTCCGGGCGCTTTTTCCACTTATCTGCCCTGGTCATTCTGGGTTTGCCCATCGGGGTAATGTTGTAAGTCTTCACGCTCACCTCCAGATCGGCTGCTGGAAGGTCTTATCCTGCCGCGGGGCTTTATTAGCCTCCGGCAGATAAGCGGTGAGCGTCCAGTGGATCAGATCGACATCAAGGCTTCGCGCAGTGCGCACGTCATTGGCGCGATAGCGGGCCTCGAGTTCGTCCACTTCTTTCGAGGTGAGTTGCGTGTGAATGAAGTTAGTTTTCTTCATGCCGCCGCCTGGTAGCGCGCAGGCAAAAAGAAATCGCTGGCCCCGTAAGAGGTCAGTTTAAGTGTTTGCTTAAGTGTCTGTTTAATTAGTTTTTGCGCCATGGTTTCTCTCCAGTGGCGCAGCAGGTATAGGTTGTTCAGGCCTATGACGGGAGTGTAACAGAATTCTTCGAAACGCGATAACCAGCCCGCTCCAGCATCAGCGTGAAGAGTGTCGGCGTTCCTACAATTTCATCAGACTGGAGCGGCATAAACGATACTTCGTCACCACGTCTGTACATTAGCGCTCGCTCGCATTCCGGAAATGTGTGCAGTCGTGCAACGATAACCCCATCGTGACATCTGATGACCGCATAGCCCTTTTTTGGTAATTCTTCTGTTTCTTTCACCGCACCCCTCCACCCGGGAAACTAATTGCATGCTGTATTAATAAAACCAGTCGTCTGCGCTTTCCCAGGTCTGCTGAAGGATTTCTTCAACCGTCTTTTTAACCTCTTTCTCACCACCATAAACACTTAACCCATCCGAGCCTGCACGACGTATCACCAGACTGCAATCATCGAACTGGTTCTGGAGTCGTTTTAATAGTTCTTTTTCCAGTGCCGGAACCGCGCCCTTAGGAAGTTCTTTAGTACGATCAATGGTTAACTCAACTTTCATAATTGCCTTCGCTGCATCAACTGTATATTCATACAGTATACCTGTGAGCTGATTTGATCAATGTTTTAAGCGCACAAAATGCCTGTCGAATTTGAAAAAAAAGAAAGTACAGCGTCACAGTGCGCTCATGAAAAAGGCCTCCGAAGAGGCCCTGGCTGTCGATATGGGGATTCCCATATCGCTTGTATGGTAGGCAGCTTTTCAGCTAAATCGACAGGCTGAAGTAAAAGTAATTCTGGTAGCGCATGTTTAACGCTTACGCAGCGTAAACCGGATCATTCGCTGCACTTGGCCGCGTCGTGATACCGACCCCAGTATTGCAATGCTTTATGCTCTGGCATACATATGTAGTCCAGTTAACTCCATCAAAGCTTAACTGAAGTGATTTATCGTCACCCCTGAGCCTGACGCCTTCAAAAAGCATATCGAATCGTTCAACTACAATCCCTGTAGGGCTATTCATTTTCAATATAAGCACTATCTGCCCCGGCGAACTTCGGATAGTAATCCTTGGCCCTACACACTCAACATCCCAGTATTCGGAATGTACTGACCATTCATTTTCATTAATGATGAGTGTTTCCCTGCCGGCAGGATCACAAAAAATACCCGAAAGTAGCACGGGGGATTCATCATCGATCGCGGGCTGCACCGATAAAATTGGGCGATCGTTAACAACAATCAAATGCTTGCAGTCATAAAACGTTACGCCTGCGAACTTTATTTCGATAGGCTCGCTATGGAAATCAAACATTTCACTGGCAAAACCTTGCTGTAAGCATTTCGGGTTGGCATTGGCGACTGCAACTGTGTGGGCAGACAAACGCCCTCGCGCACGCTTCTGATTACATTGTGAACACAACAACGTCATGCCGTCAGGGTTGTGTTCTGTGGCGTCGGCAAAGTCCGGGGAGAAATGCTCGTAATCGTAAAATCCAAAACCACAGATCACACAGCCAAAACCACATCGCTGGCGCACTATTCGTTTTACGGACGGGGGCACCGTTCGTGAAAGTCCGTGCTTATTTATTGTGCTCATTTTTTAAATTCATGAATGAAAAAGTATTTATAACCGTATTCAACCCATTATGCAGCCGCAAAAATATGTTTCTCTGATGCAGGCCAACTATCCTGAAGTTTGTTTCAAAGGCCCATTTTTATCTTCAAAAATACAAGGGCCGACTTCTGTCAGCCCTTTCCTCACTATTCCATACGCTTAGGTGCAGCTGCTAGGGCCACTTCCCAAAGCTCAGCCAGAAGCGAGTAGGCACCGCTAAGATTCGAGGTAATATAGCCACCCACCTCAGATCTTAACTGTATCGCTCTCATTTGTGATGGAGTCATTTCAACCGGCACCAGTGCATAACCTTCTGGCACTGCCGGTTCAACCGGGGCCGTGAGTCTTTCCAGCGCGATTTCTGCCAGGCATTTATCCATTTGCGCCAGCTGGCTCTCTGGAAATCCGGCAACCATTGCAAGGCGCATTTTGGCGCGAGTAATCAGCTGCTCTTTGGTGAATTTAGTCATGGATTAGTCCGCCCAGTAAGTGAGTTCTTCCGCCAGGCGGTCATCTGCCTCGGCCTGATTCGGGATATCAGCATCGGTTTCAATGCTGGCTCCAGCAAAATCACGAGCGCAGGCTTTCCGGTGCTTGCGGTTACCCATGCCCCATTCTGGGTTTCTCAGCTCTTTGTTCCATGCGCGCAGCATGAGTTTCATTGGTGACTTAGCCATCTCAATCCTCCCCGCTGATGCGGATCCCTGCTACCCGCAAAGCATGTTCAACATCGTGACGAGAAAGCCATGGGCCGTTATCTTTTGGGATCATGACGCCGCGTTCTGCTTCGTTAATCGGATGACCCGGGCGAACTGAATAACCAGTGGGGAGCGTAACTTTCCCACCCTGCGCACGCACTTCAGCCAGGAAGGCATCGGTCTCTTTGAAAGGGTTTTCAGCGTTGACGTCGCGGGATACATACATGTTCACTTCTGACACATAATCGAGAGGTACTGAAGCGTAGAGATATTCGTCGTCCTCGTTGACAAACTCTCCGGGGTTTTCGCTGATGTCGGTGAGCAGGCGCAGCACCTGCCCGTTCTCAGCCGCCAGCGCGTCCCGCTGCTTAGTCGCTTCCCGCAGCGCCAGGGTGGTGCAGTCCAGCCGCTCGGCCAGGCGCGAACTTACGGTCGCGTCGTACCAGGCGATGACGTTGCCTTCGTCGCGCGCCGCGTGGGCGGCCTGCGCGGCCATGCCGACCACCTGTTCGGCGGTGCTGGCATCGTCGCCGGCCTTCACCGCGACACCGATGCGCGGCTCGAACTGGTGCAGCCAATCCTGCCCCCGCACCGGTTCGGAAACAGTCTGCACCAGGGTGTCCAGCGCGGTCTGGCGCTGATGGTCGTCGCGGATGGCGAAGATGAAATCCTCGGCGGGCTGGAACGCCAGCAGCCCGTAGCGCACGCCGAGCCCGCCCAGGCGCTTGGCCATCGCCTGCAGCACCACGTCGCCGACCTCGCGGCCGAGCGTGTCCGAGACCAGCTGCAGGCCGCGGAACTGCACGTAGGCAATCGTGTAGGCGCCCCCCTCTTCATCCAGCTGCGCGGCCAGCGCGCGCGTATTGAGCAGACCGGTCGCCGGGTTGTGGGTGGCGTGGTAGGCCAGGTCGCGCTCATAGGCCATGCGGTCGCTGATGTCCTCGGCCAGCACCAGGCAGGCCTCGCGCCCGTCGAAGTCCAGCCGCGCCAGGTGCGCGCGCACTTCGAATACGGTGCCGTCCTT